AGCCGGATTAAACGCAGCTATCCGGCGGACAGAAATGCTCAAGAACATGATAGACATGCTGACGGTCATCGGCAACCTTGGACCGGAGTTCTTGCAGATGTTCGGCCAGAAAATCGACTTTCCGGCCATCTTCGACAAGATCACTGAAGCATTTCAGCAAGACGATATTATCAAGAACGTATCCGCGCAGCCGAGCGTCATTGTACCCGGCGAGTCGGATCGTCCAGACGAGAACGCGCCACAACTGACCAACGGCCAGCTTCCGCCCGAAATGGCGCAGGGCGTGCAACAAAGGATGGAGGGCCAACGATAGGGGGAGGACGAAAGCGCCTGGTCAACGGAGGAAGAAATGGCAGTCACAGTAACGTACACACCACAGCCCGACCTTATGGGTGGGCGAGGCCACGAACGTACCAATCCTCGTGAGAAGCGAGCCGTCTTAAAGGCTACTTCTCCTGGTTCTGAGAACTATGACACAGGCGTAGCGGCACCAACACCCGCGCAGGCTGGTCTGATTCGGAACATCAACCGCATTGTGGTTGACCCGAACGCTGACATCAACGGTCTGGTCTGGATGTGGGACGAAGACGCCAATGTGCTTCGCGCGTTTGAGGCTCCTGGTGGGGGCGGAGAACAGGGTCTTCTAGAGCTTGATGCTGGCGACCAGCCTACCCTGGACATGCTTTTAACCGTCTACGGGTGGTAAAGGAGGCGCATGATGTCTGTCGCTCATGGAGAGCCACGATTAGTCGTAAATATTACCGAGCAGGATAACTCGACACCCGCCGTGGAATATGTGGCGGGTACGCGAGGTATCTCAAGGATTTCCATGCAGGTTGTTTTCACAGGGTATACCAGCGTGAATGTGCAACTGCGTGGTAGTCTGGACGGTAGTACGTTTTCGGATGTGCCCGGTATGGCGATTAGTTCTAGCGGAGATATTGTCACGCAAGAAATAGGCCCCCTCAACGAGATTGATATTCTCGTGGCGGCTACGCTGTCCGGTGGAGCAGATTCATTACAAGTGTTCCTAATGGAAGTTATCGCACCCCGATAGGAGACGACGTGGAAAAGACAATAGGTGTTGCAAAGGCGCAGACTCTACTCAGTTTGTATAACCAGGCCAATACCATTGACAGTTGTATGAAAGTTCTCGACCAGCAGCGCATGATAGTTCTCCAAAAGCTGTACGACGCATGCGGTCTGCTGGAAATTCCAGTTGAGGGGTTGAAGATACTGCTCGTCGAAGGTAAGGTCGAGTGGGCTGACTCTAACAACGGGTCTGACCCCAAAGAAGAAAAGGCTATGAAAAAGGAGTAGTTCAATGTCCACAGTGATCGTTCTTGATAACCTACTCATACCCCGGCTGACTACGGTACAGCGTGACGCTATTTCAGCCGTCAACGGTATGCGAATCTATAACACCACTGACGAGATGTTCGAGTGGTTCGAAGATGGGAATTGGACAGCTAATGTCAGTGGAGTCACCGATCATGGCGGTCTGACCGGGTTATCGGATGACGACCACGCACAGTACGTTCTTCTACTTGGACGTGGCGGTGGGCAGACCATCATTGGAGGGGTGAATGCGGGGGCTGACCTAGTCCTTCGTGGGTCAAGTGGTTCCACTGACGATGGGATTATCATTCGGAACGCGCATGACACCCCATCTAGAGGGGTACTTAGGCTTCAGTCTGAACGTGCTACCCGCGCTAACGATGACGAAATCTTCATCGACTTCCTTCAGCCCGATAGTCTCGGCGCTCCAAGAGAGTTTACGCGACTTACCAGTAGGATTACAGAAGTCGATGAGGGTTCCCGTGGCGGGGCGTTTGAGTTTGATGCTTCGGTTGAAGGCACGCTTCAACGGATGTTGTTTTTGGGAACTGAGGAAGAAGATGCAATTGCTGCGCTCTTTAACCCGGACAGTGATGGTAGTTTTCAATTTAAAGTACAGCATGAGGCTAATACTTCGCTGTCGTGCCGTCCTGGTGGTAACGTAATAATTGGGTTTGATGGCGGTACAGGGGGCGCACCCTTGGAGGTTGCTGAAGTAGAAGACGCCGTCTCTCAGGAAATTCTACGGGTGACATCTCGGAGAGCTACCAGGGCCGACGACGACGAAATCTACATGACTTTCTTCCAGCCCGATAGTGGCGGTAACGTAGTAGAAACGGGACGTATTACTCTCCGGGCTGCTGCTGTGCAAGCTGGTTCTGTTGGCGGAATAATGGAGTTTGAAACAGCGTGTTCGTCTAGTGGTGGTGGACCCCTCTCCTTCTTACATTTAGATGGTGACTTAAATAGAGTTACTGTCAACCCTACTGGGTCGGATACAGACTTTTTTGTTCTTGCCGGTGGTAGCGTTACCCTGCTTGTTTGCGACGGAGGTGCGGATGTTGTAGCTATTGGGGGCGCTGCAATAGGGGGCGTAAAACTAACTATCGAGAATGACACTAACGCAGCATCCCGAGAGATGCTTCGTTTAAAATCTTCTCGCGCTACACGCGTTGACGATGACGAAGTGTTTCAGAGTTTCTACAACCCCGGCGATGCTGGTGGTCAGCAAGAATCTGCACGAATCACTGGTATCATCACCGATGTGACCGAGGCAGGAAACCTTGAGAAAGGTGCACTGCTGTTTGAAGTTCAGAGTAACGGTTCGCTTGTTGAATACATGCGGCTTCAGTCGCTCCCGAACGGAGTCAATGAAGTTGTTATTGGCGATGGAGCGGGGGCCAGCCCCGGCGACGCTCCCGACTTCCGTTGCGAAGTGAACGGTGACGCGACCGCCTTTCTTGTGGATGTAAGTTCTGCTCGTATCCTTATGGCATTGGGCGTTGGGACTGACGTTGGTATCGGGACTGCTCCTGCCGCCAAATTGCACGTTGTCCAAGGCGACAATATAGCATCCAAGGAGATTATTCGACTCCAAAGTGATCGTGCCACTCGCCTAGACAACGACGAAATCTACATGGGCTGGTACATGCCCACAGATGGGGGTTCCACGCAAGAATACCTGCGAATGACGGCTATTGCCGAGGACGTGAGCAACGCGGCCAAGGCTTCCGGGTTCCAGATTGAAGGTTTCCAGGGCAACGTATTCCGTCGAATCATGACCTGGAACGCCACTGCTGGCGTTGACGCTAGTACATGGGACTTCAACCCTGACGGCAGACTAATGGATTTCCAGATTCAAGGCGACGGCGAGGCGCAACTGTTCCGCACAAGTGGTCTCTTTGACACCGTAGCTATCGGGACAGCCCCCATCTCCGGCGTCATGCTGACGATTGAGGATGACACCAACACGCCTAGCATAGAAATACTGCGGCTCAGGTCTGTTCGCGCTACCAGGGCGGACAACGACGAGATACATATGTCCTTCTTCCAGCCTGATGCTGGTGGAGTACAGACTGAGAGTCACCGTATTATAAGTGAGATGGCTGATGTTTCATCCGGTACAGAAAAAACCATACTGCGTATCCAGCAAAATGTGAATGGGTCGCTCACCGGCCTTCTCAACCTTGGAAAGCTCGCCAATGGCACAAACCGATTCGGTCTCTTCGGCACAGAAGCCAGCATCCAGATTGTTACACAGGATTTCTCAACAGAGGATGCAACACACGCTAACCGAACTGCTGCCGTACTGGTAGATAACTCTGGCGGTGGTGCAACTGACAACACCATCGGCGCGATTGCCACTGGCGGTAACGTGGGTCAGGATGTACCTGACGCCATCGCTGAACTTGCCGAAGAGATTAACGCGCTCCGGGCTGACCAACGGGATACCGCAGCGTTCCTGAACTTTATTGTGGCCTCGCTAACCGATCATGGAATGTTTGAACTGGCCGGAGGCGGGTAATGGCAAAACACAACCGAGAAGCAGATGAGGTAATGAAGGGCAAGCACTTCGGGTTCCTGGGTAAGTTTCGCAACCGGGAAATCTTGGAGCGCGGGCACAACCGGGGTGAACTCACGTCTGCAAAGGCGAAGGAGATTCTTAGAGACGACGAGGTTGGCGGTACTCCGCTGACGGCGAAGCAAAAGCGGTTCTTCGGCGCAGTTGCCGGAGGCGAGCGACCACGGAGACGATAATGGCGAAACACAATCGAGAAGCAGACGAGGTAATGAAGGGTAAGAACTTCGGATTCCTCGGTAAGTTCCGTAACCGGAAGTTCCTAGAGCAAGGCCACAATGCTGCCCCGTTCAGTGGGCCGTTGAAGAATTGTGACCTAGAGTTCACCGCAGGCGACCCCAAGCATGACGCTTGTGTGGCCGCAAACAGGAAAGCAATGGAGACTCAGCCGAAGGATTCAACCGTCGGCGGTGAAGTCGGCGCTCTCCTGAAGACGAGAGGTCGATTTCAGAAAGCGTTTAAGTGATGAAGCACTTGCGGCGATCTTGGACAGAGCCCGTGTGTTCGACCAAGCAAGGCAAGGAAAACTTCGAGAAAATAGATTGGAGCGATGATGGCACGAAAAGCGAAGCGACCGAAGACGGCTCGGCAGTTTGTGCGCAAGAATGTGACGAATAGTGACATGATGCAGGGCTTCAGTGTCGTGCCTATGAAGCGCGATCTACGCTTTGCAGACAATCCAGTTCACGCAGACGAGGAACCGAAAGCGAGAAAATGAGCGCAGTATTGACGGTGATAGCGATGGGCATTGTGCTCATGGGCCATACAATAGGATTTGCCCTCGCGTGTGAGAGCGAGGACGCTACGCCTCCGTCAAGAGGAAAATTAGTCCCTGTTAAAGTTTTGGCCCGATAACTGTAATAAGCCGGGCCGTTATTAAAGGAGACTGTCACATGACTGACCCTTCGATTGAGAAGGACACTCAGTTTATCCACCGGACGATCAATGCAGCAGCAATCCGGGGGATCATGGAAGACCAGCGTTGGGAATACATCGTGTCTGCCATCCTGAATAGGATGCGCGCGGCACAGGCACGAGTACAGAACGCTCAACGCGCCCCGTCAATGGACGGGATGATTCAACTCACGCACTACCAAGGCCAGGTTCGTGCGTTGGAAGACCTACTCCGCATGTTCAGTATGATGTACGACAGCGCGGGGAAGGTGCTAGACGAGGCCAAAACCAAACTCCCCTATGCCCCACAGCCGACAGGGAAACCATAGGTGTTCGGAGCCCCACAGGGATAACTCCAAGGAGGAAAGGCAGATGACGGACGAGGCGAACGAGAAGGGCACCGATAACCCCAAAGACGGGGCCGGTAAAGGCGAAGAACTCATCGCCGGTAAGTTCAAGACTCAAGAAGATTTGGTTGAGGCGTATAAGAGCGCCGAGCGTATGGCTCACGAGAGGGCCGAGGAAACTGCACGCTGGAAGGGCACCGTCGATCAGCTATTGGCGGGCGGAGAAGGCGCAGCAGGGACCGAGGATACCCCGGAAGCCAGGGAGAAGCAGCAAAGCCTGGACGAGCAATACACCGAGCGTTTTATACAAAACCCCAAAGCAGGTCTCCGCGAGTTTGGCGAAGAGTTGATAACTCACGTTTACGACGGAGTGTCAAAGATGATCGACACCCGTGACGGTATTCGCGATTTTGTTATCGCCAACCCGGATGTTCGACAAAATCCAGAGCTTTTTGCTCTTGAGCTTCAAAAGACGAAAGGCACACTTGCCGACCGTCTGAGTAAAGCGAAAGATTCCTACAACGATAAACTTGCTGCTATGTTACAGCAGCATGACGAGGACAAGAAAAAGGCAAAGGAATTCGAGAAGGACAACAAGAAAGGTGCTGCTGACATTGGCACCGGCGGCAACGAACCAGCGCCGACCAAAGAAGACGAAGAGAAAGACGAGAGCTTCGACGAGTACCTTAAGGAGCGCAAAGACCGAGGCTCCAAGATGTTCGGCTTGAATCCCTAGCCTCTAAGGAGGAAATCCAATGGCTAGGCAACAGTGGGCCGTATCCGCTGATGGTGGATTCCTTGCGAACCCGCCCTTGTCTAAGCAGCTTCGGAAGGCGACACAGCCGATGATGAAGTTTCGGCAGTTCGTTCGAACGGAGCCTGGCTTCGGCAAGAACAAAGGCGATACCCTGGACTTCGATAAAGTCTCGAACGTCCAGACGCAGGGTGGAAGACTGACCGAGGCGGTCAAGATTCCTGAGACGAAGTTCCAGATCGTCAAGGACAGTCTCATCATCGACGAGTATGGTAACTCAATCCCTTACACCGGGAAGCTGGAAATGCTTTCTGAGTTCGACATTCAGAACCCGGTGCAGCGTGCGTTGCGGGATGACATGGTCAAGGTCATCGACATCAACGTGGCGTTGGAGTTTAAGGACACGAACACGAAGTACATCCCGACAGGTCTTGCTTCGGGAACCTTCGACAACGATGGTACTCCGTCTACGACCGCGACAGCGAACCTCGCCATCTTCCACGTTAAGGAGATGGTTGATGCGTTCAAGACAGGTGAATTTGGGTCCGAGGTTTTCAACCCTGTCATGCCCTTCACCGGGCCAGAAGGTGATTATATCATGATCGCCTCCGTCAAGGCTGCTCGTGGAATCAAGGACGACCCGGAATTCGAAGAGTGGTTGAAGTACACGTCACCCGACCGCCTTATCAATGGTGAGGTTGGCCGGATTTACGGCGTGCGCGTGGTTGAGTCAAACCACACCTCTGCTCTGAGTAATGGCACCGGGTCCGCGAATGTGCTCGGAGAAGCTGTGCTCTTTGGCGAAGACCCGGTCATGGAAGGTATCGCAACGCCGGAAGAACTTCGAGCGAAGATACCACAGGACTTCGGGCGAGACAAAGGTATTGCTTGGTACGCGCTCCTGGGCTGGAAGATCACCTGGAAGCACCTCGCGACCGACACGATCCCCGAGTCTCACATCTTTCACATCACCTCTCAGTAATCTGAGAGGGTCGAAGGAGGAACAACAATGTCTTACGGAATGGGGTTACAGTACCTTGGCATGGAAGTCACGCCTGTCGAGGTGGAAGCTGGCCCATCCGATGTCTGGACTCGGCGTATGCCCTTTGCCGCACAGGTGGAAGGTTATGCGTTGCTCGTTACCGAGGACTTTACGTCTCAAGGCACGTCTGCCGTGTTCTCGCTCGATTGGATGGACAAGGATAACGCCCGCGCGGAAATCCTTGAACTCACAATCGACGAGACGCTGGCGCGTGGTGACGGTCGTAATAGGGCCGGTATCGACCTGATCGCTGACGAAGCCGACATCGACGTAGGCGACATCCTGCTGTTCACCGGCGTATCATTGCCGTTTGAACTTCCGGCGGGGTCTACTCTGATCGCAGAGCACAAGACTTCGGCTGGTGGAGCGGGTGGAGCCGTCGTGCCCGTGGTTATGCTGCGGACTGATGGTGCAGACCTCTTCGCGACTCGGGTGCTTACACTCGAAGATAGTCCGCGAGTGGGTCCGTTTGCTTAAGGTTTAGGGAGTTTGGCGGTACTCTATACAAAAACCGCCACGCATTCATATTTTATGTACTGTATGTGCATTGGGAGTGCAAACTTTCGACACAAAACATGAATATGCCCTGGTAGCTCAGTGGTAGAGCACCCGCCTTGTAAGCGGGCGACGAGAGTTCGATTCTACTCCTGGGGCTCCACATGGAGACAAGATGGCGACGTTTGACGCAATCGTTGCGAACATCATCACCATAACCGGACGCTCGGACAAGCAGGTGCTTATCGAGAGTACGCTGACGGCGTCTCTTAAGGAGCTTCAGCGCCGGGATAACCATTACTTCATGGAAGAGATCGCTACCCGAGACCTTGTCATAGACCAACAGGACTACGATCTGCCGTCTGACTTCAAAGACATGGTAAACGTCTACCGACTCGATGAGGACGGATCATGGCGGACAGACCCGCTCGATCAATTGTCATTCGAGGAAGCCCGAAACCTCTGGAACGTGGACGATGAAGGCGAACCCGAAGCGTACACGATCTTCCGTGATGCTTTCTTCGTGTGGCCTCCAAAGCCGGATGATGACACCCAAGACCTGCACCTGGAATACTACAAATTCTTGCCGGACCTCGTTGGCGGACAGAGTAACGAACTCACTGTTACATGGGAAGACCTCGTAGAAGCATGGGCGACCTGGCGTTTCTATAAGAAGCTGCCGAACGCGCACGATGAGGCATTGGTGTGGCAGGAACTTGCTCGCCCGCTGTACGAGGACTTGGTGACGTATTCGAATCAGAAGCGATTGAAAGGCAAATACGGTATGAAGATCAGAACCGGCCCCCGCCAAGTGAATCAGTTTTCTAGGCGTAGGCGCTTCGATTGGGAGAGCTACTAATGGCTGTCGTAGACTCAGATATTGTTTACTTTGGTTCACAGGTGATGGCGAATGACGATCTCACAACGCAGATCGGCGGAGCTATTGACCTGACCACGAATGTGATTTTCGTCGACATAGACCCGGACGGAACGGTGGAAGCATTGTCGGACGGCGCAGACACCCGGATGCTGACCATCCACTTCATCGACAATACCGGCGTCGTGACGAGCGAGACTAGAACTCTGACGGGCGCTGCGCCTGTCGCGTTCACAAGCATCATGAAGACCATCTTGAGGGCGGTGTTGTCTGCCCCGGATGGAGTCCGTACCGTGACGATACGAGAGACAGGGCCGGTAGATGATCTCATCGTCCTTGGTCCGACTATCATTACTGTTCGGAGAGTGTTCCATGATGTAATAGCCGAGGGAGCGTCCGGCAATACCCGGACTTACTTCGACAAGGTATTCGTCAAAAACACCAACGGCGTAGACTCACTCACGGCATCCGAGGTACTTCTGATCGACGATGTCCAGGGTGTAATAACGTTTGCGTTGGAATTTACATTGGACGGGATTACGGACAACGGCGTTGGCAATAATCGACAGGTCGCGCCGATAGCTTTCGTGTTCGATCAGACGACCAAAGCGGTTGCAAACTCGGGCAACCTCACGCCTGGTTCCGCACAAGGAATATGGTTACAGAACACACTACCGCAGGGCTTCGCGGCACAGGAATCTACATTTTCACTGCGACTTGCTGGCGTGGCGGCGTAGGAGGGATCATGTCACTCAGATTGACTAACACAGGTACGGCGGCTCAGTTGTTTGCCGACTTCCAGACCGTCATGGGCACCACGTTAGGTTGGGTGCTCTTTGATGATGTGAGTCCCACACAGAAGGTCTTTACGCTTCCGGCAGATGGCGGGCAGGGTCCAGCCTTCGTTGAACTCAACCACGACACGGTCGGGTTTACGGTCTTCCTGCGAATTTGGCAGGATTGGGATAACATCGGGTCCGTCGGAACCGGCGATGCGCCCAATGTTGTAGATAGCACAACAGTCAACGGCTTCGACTTTCCAACGGCTGTTGCGACACAGTCATACCGAATCTTTGGGGGTACTCGGTTCATTGCGGCGACTTTCAACGTGTCAGCCGGACTTGTCAGTTCCGCATGGGCCGGATTACTGACCACGTTAGCAATACCGGCTCTGTATGCCGTGCCCGTAGGATTCTTTGCCTCACTCGGAAATTCAACAGCTTATAAAGCCTTTTGGCGCACCGACGCTGGCGTTGGATTCAACAACACAAATATAAACACGTTTCTACTTGGTAACTACTCAACGGCCATCGAAAGTACAAGTGGAAAGGTTCCGACTGTTTCTGTATTCGCACACGGCACCGCAAGTGTTGAGCAACTTCCAGGGTCAGCAGATGATGTGCTACAAGTTCCCGGTCCTATGAATTTCGATGACACTATCACTATCGGAGCAAATGTCTACCGAGTGGCTGGTGGTGGAACGCTGGCGTACTTGGTGTAATATGGCAGACTTCGAGGGTATATTGGTTGATACGCTGGTAGAGGAAAGCGAAGTCCCATTCGCGGTTGAAGTTCGGGTATGTGAAGAAACATTCTGCCCGTAGGAGGTAAGCTGTGACAGCATTTACGGGCATATTCGTCGACACTCAAACAGGAGCCCTCTTTGGAGATGCGGGCGGGTTCACTATCAGTCCGCTCACGGCTGCGCCGGTAGCCGGTAAATGCCCTGGCGCGCTAGTGGCCGATGTATGTGCAACCCGGACTTTCGCTACGGCTAACAGAAAACTCGAATTCTTTGACCGCGTCTTCTCTACTGCTTTGCGGGGCTCGCTTGAGGTTCTTAGGTTCTTTGCTCTTGCTTTTTCGGGCTGCATCGCGTTTACGGGAGAGCAACTCGGCAAGATAAGTCTCGGCTTTGACACCTCCCCGCTAGGTGGTGGAGTAACCGTGGGTTGCCCAATCTTCATCAACCGTATCTTCGAAACCGCACAGCGCGCGACAAAAGAGATTGTACGGGTGTTCGAGATTTCCTGGCGTATACCGTTTATATTTGTTCTCCGAACCTTCGAGTTGGCGTGGAAGGCGGGAGTCCAAATCGACAAAGTATTTCCCGTGGCATGGAGCCTGTTCGACGCGTGGATAAAGCAGGACGACAGCGAACCGGACACTTTCGTGGACGAGCCGGATAGCGAGCCGGACACATGGGTGAAGCAAGACGTGTCCGAACCCGATGATTGGAGCACTTAAATGGCGATCTTAGGAGTAGGCGGCGGGACAGGCTATCCCGGTGCAATCGACACCGCGCAGACGTTCATCAATGCAGCGCCGGTCATATCGGATACCGACTCGCGAATGGACGCCGAAGTTCTTAACGATGTGCTGAACGCGATCCTAGCGGTCCAGGGCGAGTTAGGCATTGACCCGGCAGGACTGTTTGCTACTGTCGTAGCTCGACTTGACGCGAACGATGCATTAGTCGGTGTCTTCGGCAATGATTACCAAACAGCCGTCTCTGCTGCGCGGAGCACGACAACTAGCTCGACATTCCAAATCAAAACAACCTTGATTACCCCGTCACTCACCGGCACCTATAGAGTGGGTTGGGTTGGTGTAATGGACGGGCTAGACCTGCCTGAAATACGATTGCAGAATACAACCGATGCTCTAACCCTCGGTATTGCGAGAATTAACAAACCAGGCGACGCAGGCGAGCGCATGACCGAGAGTGGTTTTGGCGAAGTAGTTTTCACTGGTGCTTCCAAAACATTCGAGCTTCAATTTCGAGACCAAGCGGGCGGCAACATCGCTGGTATCACGGATGCTCGAATTGAATTTTGGAGAGTGGCATGATCGACTACGAGTACAGCGTAGTAAACGACATGAGCGGCATTTGCACGCTCAACCTTCTTCACGCGGAAATAGCTCTCACTCCTATCGGAGTAACCTTTGATGGCTTGAGGCGAGATGGCGATGCAGTACGGGCCCTGTTTACGTTAGCTTTAACACCAGCAGAAAAGGTTACGCTAGACACTACCATCGCCGCGCACGGGAGTTAGCAATGCCAACAGAATTCACGATTCTACCGAAACGCTGGCGCGGGATGCGCAACAACGAGTCTGCCGTCCTATTGCAACCGGACGAGTGGGCCGACTCTCTTAACTTCGACGCCCGATTCGGATGGTCGAGGCGCGGTAGCACGCGTGAGCTTCAAGCTGGCCCGGTCAGTCAGGCCATATTACTCGCCCGTCATTACTACGACGTGGACGGTACATTGCACCGGGTATGGGTGAACGAGGCGGGCTCGATCTTCGAAGACACGACAGACATTGGGCAGCGCGTGCAGCCGGGCGTTTTCAACCTGGGTAACTTCAACGGCGTCATCCCATATTTCGCTGCTGGCACAGGGGCGGCGGTTGTCACTCGCACTAATCAGAATGCAGCCTGGAAAGACCCTTCGGACTCGGTCTGGAAGGAACTGGTCGGACCTACGGCACCACTCAAAGGTGCGACGTTCGACTTCGGCGGGCCAAGACTGTTCGCTTTCCCCGGCGATCTTGGGCCGGACTCTTGGGCATGGTCTGCGGTCGGCAACTTTAACGAGTGGACAGCATCAGGAGGCGGCGGACAGGAGCCTATCGGCAACGACCGGGAAGACATCGTGGCGATTGAGGCCGGACTCGAAACCAACATCGCCATCTACAAGCGCAATCATATCTACATGCGGAAAGGCGGGAACCCGGATACCTGGCGAATCATACCTGTGTCGAATGACATAGGCTTGACGGCACCGAACTCTGTTCTACGCCTTGGCAAGAGTCACTTCTTCGTGCATGACAGCGGGGCATACTTCTTGAACGCCATCGGCTCCGTGTCCTTCCCGTCGCTGACGCATAGGATTCAGCGGACGTGGGACGACATGGTGGACAACTTCGGCGAGTTCATTCGGTTCGCGCATGCCGCCTATCACCCGCGAGAGAATACGATCTACTTGTGGGTTCCCAACCAGGCCAATCGCGTCATGAATCGGCTCATCAAAATCCATGTGGCCGACGCCGCGATAACGCTCCACGACAACCAGGACGCGGGAGGTTCGGATTTCTTTCCAAGGGTGGGACGCGGACAAATTGAATATGGCGCTAACTCTTCGATCTTCGCTATCCGGGGGTTCACGGATGACGGACAGGCGATTCAAGCAAGGATCGTGAGCGGCATCTTTTCTGGAAGTCCTCCGACATTCCACCGTGAGAAGCGGTGGGGATTCCGAGGGATTCTACATTTATTCTTTGAGACAGAAGACGGCGCGCAGACTGTTACCGTTACGCCGCGAGCGTATCGGGGCAACACCCGCATTGACGGCGCAACACAGAACTTCACAATTCCGGCAGATCAGATCAGCAAGATTGCGGTCAAGATGGGTGATGAATCTGGATGGGGAATTGACTTCATAATTTCAAGTACAATCAACCAGGGCCGTATACGCTGGCTCGGGTACGCGGGACAATACGAAGAGATCACCGATGCTTAGGTACTTCACCGAAGACGAAGTAGAGTGCAAGTGTGGGTGTGGGACCAAGCCGGACCCTGTGTTCATGGTGCAACTGGACGAGGCCCGACACAGGGCAGGTATTAAGTTCATCGTCACCGGGAGGCTACGGTGCTCGGCACAGCAGAAGCGCGTGAACCCCAAGGTCAAGGTTACGGACCACACGGGCTACGGGGTAGACATTCGAGCCCATACGTCGCACCAACGACACATGATCTTGAAGGCAGCTTACGATGTGGAGTTTCCGCGCATCGGCATCTACGACAAGCACATTCACTTAGGCATGCACCCGAAACTGCCACAGCAGGTGACGTGGCTTGGAAAGAGTAAAAAGTAATGCCTGACTTTTTCACTAGACAGACGAGAGGGCGGGTATCGACCCTTGACCCAGTTGACAACACCCTTCAGGAAGAGTCAAAGCCTTTTCCTTGGGAGAACGAGAATTGGGAAAGATGGGGGTGGTATCCATTCCTGTACGAATCTCTTGAATCGGCCATTCTTACCCTCGGCGGCGCTAATTTGAACTTTCCTAGCTGGCCGAACATCAACCTCGCGTGGGATTTGGAAAGTATTGATCTTATAGACCCGCCAGGTGGGACCGGAGCAGGCGGAGGTGAAGCAGAAGGCACCTTCGGAGATGACTTTGTGCAGCAGTTTTGCCAGCCTGTGTTGCTCGCGGGACAATGCGAAGCCGCTCAACAGACTCAGTCGGATCAATGCCAAAGCCTCCTTGGGCCGTGTCAATTTATGAGTTTGGCGATAGCCACTGCTGCTGCGGGATTTGGTGAAGATGATTTTATAGCAGAAGCGTCGCGAATTAAAAACAACATCGCTGATGGCGAAGACACAGTGGGTAATAATTTTGCTAACAATACTGGTGATACTAAGTGTTGCAGCCCTTCTAACGTAGCTTTTAGACTAGAAGTGAGCTGGAAAGCAACTCTCGTTGACGCTGGTATATTCTGTTCGCCTGCTTGTCAGTGCATAGGATGGAATCATGGCGCGGGTCTTACGCGAATTGTCACCTTCCCCCCTAGTCCATCTTTTCCCGAAGGCCGCAAAATTGAATCGGGGGTATGTGGGGCAGGCTTTAGTGGTCACGGATGTGATTCACCGCAAGCTGATTGGGGATTTCTTCCGAGGAACGCTGCGAGGAATTTGCAAGCTATTGCTGAATGTATCAAAGCCGCTATGGAAGACCCGGAAACTGGTTGCGGTGCGACCTGTCCTAACTGCGAAATCAACATAGACTCACTCGATACTATCGACCCATTTCCAACGCCGTAAGGAGGAAAGTCAATGCCACACACACGAGGAACACAAACCGCTACCCGAGGTAGAGCAGGCGGGGGATTCACCGACCCTGACGCGTTTTCACAATTCCAGACGAGCGCACGTCCGGGTGAATTATCACGGGTTGGTGGAGCGGAGTTCTTTGCACCCGGCGGATTTGGAGGGGGCACCCAAGACGCTCTACAAATGATCTTAGACGCACTCGCACAAGCCGGAGTCGATGTCGGCGGTCAGCCCACAGAAGACCCACAACAAGCAGCCCGACAACAGGAAGCTCTCCGACTTGCACCGCAGCCGCGACCGGCGGAAGAAGGGACAGGAACCATCTTCACGCAGGGCGGCGTTACGCAGCGACTCCGACCGGGACCAGGAATCCAAGGCAGTGACATTCTCTCCGTCACCGGAGGGTTTGCCCCCGGCTCGTTTGGAGATCGGGTTCAACAGATGATCCTTCAGGCTCTTCAGGGAGCCGGAGGCGGAGGCGGAGACTTTGATCTAGGACTTCCGACACGAGAGGAATTACTCGGACCACGCACCGCAGACATCAACGACATCATTGACGCTGCTCGTCAACGGACACTCAACCAGTTCGGCGCTCTTGGCCGGGACGTAAGTGGGACCGTTCCAAGCAACATTCTTGGTGAATTTGAAGAGCGGCGCGGACGAGAGGTTTCACGAGCGGGCGGAGAGATCGACACTCTGCTGGCGCAGCTTGGTCTTCAAGGCCGACAGTTCGAACAGTCAAGACGGCAGAATGAACTCACGCAGTTAATCAATCTGCTCAATAGCTTGTAGGAGGCACCAATGTCAAGTTTTTTCTCAAAATTACTTGAACCTCTGCGGAACCAGCGCGGACAGGTGCGTGGTGCTCCGAGAGTTTTGCAGGCTGGCACTGCCGGTCGACCGGGCGTATCTCCTGAAGAAACTTTAAGGGTAGCGAAACTGTTCGAGAGTTTTTTGGCACCGGGAACAGACTTCGGCACGCGTTTCCAGAGCGCCCTCGCGGGCGGGCGTGAGGCTGGCTTACAGGATATATTACTTAAGGCCCTCGGAGCAGGTGCAACACAACAGGCTGTCCAGCCTTTCGAGCTAGAGCAGATCGCAGCCAAAGGTCTATTCGGCGGCGGTACTCGCGGTACGCGCGCAACACGCGCAGGCGGCGGAGGTGTTCTCGGGGCAGGCGGTCTCACAAACATCGGCCAGCTTACGAGTATCTCTCGGCAGTTTCAAGAGCGAGAACAAGCAGCCCGCACAGCCGTACAGGACTTGCTGCCGGACAGGGAGACGGGTAAGTTCACGGACACTGCAAAGGAAACAGAGTTCAACAAACTGAACAGGGAGTTCAAAGCCAGCAATCTCCGAGAAGCTGAACAGCTTGAACAATTGGCAGAAACATTTGCGGCAACTGGTAATGGTGCGGCTGCTCAATTCGCTCTACAACAGTCCGAGCTAATTCGCGCGGCTGGATTAGGATTTGGAGGTAGAGTCGGTAGTCTCACTAGGCGTCCTCAAGCTGACGCAGGTGGAGGGGATCGAGGAGCTATCACGATCAACGGTCGGACTATCGAAGGTACGACTGACGAAATCATCCGCGTGCTTCAGCAAGAGCGCGGTGGAAGAGCAAGGCCCGGTGCAGCACAAAGAGGGGCCGTACCTACACGCGCTCGGGCACCACGCCGGTCCCGTCGCATTCAAGAAGGTCGACAACGACTGATTCAGCCGGGTATTCCTGAAGGCGCAGGCCCAGGCGAACTTACTCCTGGCGGGGAAGTTATGGACGTGATAAACTTCCTCCGATCTATTCTTGGTCAAGCTGGTGTTCGCGGAGCATTAGGAAGGGCACCACAACGATAAGGAGATTCTATGGCGTTCATTGCCCTAGAAAAGCTATACCCAATTTACGCTGCGGACATCGCGCAATTCCGTTCTGAGGGCATCCCCGACTCGTCCATCCTAGAGTCTATCCAAGATAACATCCGACAATTACGAGAAGAGGGATTGAGCCCGGAAGCTGCGGGTGCGTTTGTAAGTAGAGCGGCGGACCCTCAAATACGTCCAGGTCTCGGTGAGAGATTCTTCAAGTCAGCCGCACGCGAAGCGTCCTTTGGACTCTTCCAGCCCGAGCTACCGGAGCCTGTGGGCGTGGGCGAAGGTCTTGCAGACATCGCGGGCATCGTTCCCGGCTTTGTTGTCCCGGCGAAGGCTGCTCAGGCTATTGCCGCGCGCTTTCTTCCGCGCATCATGGCGAAGGCAGGTCTCAGGGCGGTCCTTTCTCCCGGCGCACAGCAGGTTATCAAAGGCGCGACTGAGGGTGCTGTCTTCACCGGCCTCTCCACGGCTGGAACCTCAATCGCGCGTAGAGAGCTTCCCGATGTTGAATCTACGCTCGAATCACTAGCAATAAACTCGGCATTATTCGGCGTGGGCGAACTTGTACCACTCCTACGCAAAGCGCGGGAAATCTCCAAGGGAACCGTAGGACAAATCCCGCTCGCAGAGATTGAACGGCAATTGCTCACTCGGTCTCCCGGCAAGATAGACTTTGGCAACCCGGACTTCACCCGTCTCGCGCTCGAAAGCGCGGGCTTCTTGCCTCCGCAGGGCTCTATCGACAATCCCGTTCCGGTGCGCACACTCGATGCGCCCTTGACCGAAGGAGAGATTGGGAGGGCTGTCGAGCAATCTCCGATTCTTCCTGAAAGCGTTAGAACCACTGAACCGTTCGTACCGATTGAACAGCTTAAAGCGCAGGTCGACCGGGCATTCATTCCTGAGCCTGAGACCGGATTCATGCGTCGTCCTGCTCCGCCCGAAGCACAGCGAGTTCTGCCCGAACGTGCTGGTGGTGCAATCGAGGCTCGACCTTCCCCATTTGGTGCGGAACGTCCGAGGCTTACAGGCGCAGTACCACGGCGGGCGTTAGCGGAGCGTGCTGGTGGGCCGATTGAAGTCGGACCTTCGCGTATTCCGAAAGAAAAAGTAGACTTTATCACCGATGTCGAAGGCCAACTTGAAATGAACGCTGGCCTTGATACACCGGCCATCGACGCGATCAAGAAAGACGTTCGTACCGTCACACAGACAGATGCCGGTGCAAACGCCAAGCTCGCCAAGGCCGTACAGAAGGCGAAGGCGAACGTAAAGCAAGATGGACTGTTCGATAAGAAGACCGTCAAGCGGGTTAAGCGTGCCGACCGAGGCAAGCCTGCCGGACGGAAGAATCTACTGAAGGAGCGCGCGGAAGACCTGCGCCTCAAGGGTAGAATCAAAACACCCAAGAAGGAGGTTGCTGATGCGGCTGCTGCTGAGTTTAACGAAGTCGCTACTGAAGCTGCTGTCAATGGTAATGCAGATTTTCTCAGGATTGCTGATAGACCTCTTGACGTTACAGAGGTGGCTACTGCTAAAGGCCCAAAACGTCCTGTCGGCGAGTCCACATTCGTTGATCCGACTGAAGTGGTGCAGCGTCCAGATTCCATACGGCGTCTACGTCAAGTCGCAGAAGAGCACGGATTCCGAGTAGAGTTCGAGCGCGGACCAAAAGGAGTACAGTCTTTCCTCCGTGGAAAGTCAGGACGGAAGACCATCAATCAGCCGTTCAACGACGCTGAGAGCGTCATCCGTGAGGTCTTCACCGGCGGAGACATCTTCGGCGAGCCCTTGAAGCAGACCAAGACCGAGGTTACGAACAAGATCATGGAGTACCGAGCGTCCCGTGATCGAGGCGAACCAGCTACCGAGACGTTTCGCGGCAAGAGGAAATTGAAGTGCAAGCGAGCCTCCCCGGTAGGCTGTGTCCCTGACCCGGAAGATTTGAGGATCAACACTGCTGCGCGGGAGATAGAATTACTCCAACTTCTGAAACCAACCGAAGCCGGAGTCCAGGCTGCTGCTGCTGTCAAAAAGTCTGTGCCGTTCATTGAGAGCGTCAAAAACCTCAAGCAAGTATTCAGTGAGAAACCATTACTCACCACAATGCTGAGTCCGTCTTTCCACCTTGAAAAATTCCCTCTCGGTAAACGTCTCATCCAGGCGGTAGACCGACAGTCCTTGCTGAAAGATCGGTACATGACCGATTCAATCGACCGCGTGTTCGGTAAGAAGACATCCGAAATTGGCAAACGCAGGGGCGGCTTGACTGATCTCGAAATTAAAGAGGGTACTGTTGCCAGCATTGGAACCGGGTACATCATAGAAAACCCCGACGTTGCCGGGCGCTACCCGAAGTCCATCCAACGTGCGGCAAAAGTTCTCTCCGACGAGTTTGAAATACTCATCCGAGAAGCCCATGCCATTGACCCGAACATCAAGGTCGGGCGCATCAAGAACTATCTTACGCACATCTTCGACCCCGAACTTGTTAAGTCAGAACTTATCCAAGAGATTAACGCCTTGAAGGGCGAAAGCGGAGCCACTTCTCTCGAACGAGCATCGCATCTCCAAGAGAACCTGGACTTGCTGAACAGGGGCCAGGCCATCCTCTATGAAGGTCTACCGACTTCCCTGCGCTCTCGGTTCTTTGAAACGCGAACCGGGAAAGGCGGATATTCGTTCGACGCCGCTAAAGCATACATGACCTATCTCGGTAACACCAGCCGGAAACTTTACTTCGACAAAGTGATGAATGAATTTGTCCCTCGTCTTGGTGAGCTTCCCGAGGGCGTGCAAGGTCTCGCGCGTGAGTATATCCGAGACGTGGCGGGCATCAAGGACCGTATCCCCGATCAAATTGCGCACATCGCGGCTAATGTGCGAGAGGCTCAGTTCGTCCGTACCATCGGATTCAACCCGTTGACGGCGGCGAAAAATGCGTTCCAGCCGCTCTTCACTACGTCCGAGATTGGCGTCGGGCACACCGTCCGAGGTTGGCAGCTTTACCGTCACGGGTTAGGAAAGGGAATCTTTGACGCCTCCGGTCATGGCCTTGACGTTCCCGATATGTTCATCCGTCGCGAATCGCACACGGCGTATACCTCCGGGTGGAAGCGCATGGTCGCCGTCGCGGGATGGATGTTCCACAAGGTTGAAACTACGAACCGAGGCGTGTCCTACCTTGGCGGTCTGAGTAAGTGGTACGAAGCCAACGCCAAGAAAGCTGGTGTGAGTCTGGAAGAGGCCATGAGCAAGGGCTTCGACTTCATACCGCTTGAAGCTAAAGACTTCGCAAACGACATTGTCCGAAAGACACAGTTCCGATACGGGAAGGTGGATTTACCGCTGCTACTCCGTGACCCGCTGATTGGAACTGCTCTTCAGTTCTCTTCATTCCCGATCAAAGCGTCGGAGCTAATGTGGAAATGGGGGTTCAGAGAGGGACGAGCAGGCCGGCGAAAGTTGCTGACGTTCTTAACTGCATCCGGTGGAGTTGCCACGTTCGGTGCGTTAGCAGGATTCCCGACGCTCGGAGACGGCGTAGCTTCCCCGATAAACGTAGTAGAGATGTTCGACGTGCTCGCGGGTGCGAGCGAAGGTGATTGGGTACGCGCGAAAGCTGCCCTGAAAAACAGCATCGACGCCCGTGACTTCGGCGTGCGATTCGGTCCAACCGCCCGTCTCGTGTTCGAGGCGGGAGAACTCGGCAATAAGTTCTTCGAGAGCCAACGGACTGACGAAGCGATAAAGCAGTTCGGAGCCCGGAACCTTCTGCCGGTCCCTCTTCGGCGGTTCGGACAAGCGTGGTCGGAGTGGCAGGCGGGCGGAAACGCGGGAGACTTCGTAGCCTCGTTCGCTGGCTTACCCACGGCGGACGCTATCGCCCGACGCGAGGTAATCCGGTTGCTCAAGAAGGGCCAGTTCAACTCGGCCAACGATTTCATCACTGCTTACCGCAAAGCGAACGGCGGTGTCCTGCCGACGCGGTTCATGGACCCGACCGTAAAACGGGAGCTTATCCGACAGGCTTCGCTCAAGACCAAGGAACAGCGTGTGCGGATTAAAAAGGAAACCCCGAGACAGGCGCAGATTCGACGGCTACGAGGCCCGACCGAGAGGATCATCAGGAACCCACTCTTCAACAAGACGGGAGTATTCTAATGGCTAACGACAGACCATCATTCTCTAGGATAGTCGTGCCGATCATGTGTACGGCAATCATGGGGTCGTATGCCTTCGGCTGGACAACCTACCAATCCGCTCTCGCGGCTGACCAGGGCATTAAACACGAAGTGCGGGAACAGGCCAAGGACATAAAAAAGGACTTGAATGATCGCTTAGACCGTCTGGACAAGCGAATCAATCAAGCCCTTGAAAACATTCAGAAGAGTGTAGACCGGGGCAACCCGCCTCCGACGCCTAACCGCTAGGCACCTTTCTCCCGCAGTGCGGGCACGGCAGTATTGTGCATTTGTGCAGGTCGGCTGTCATAGCACGTCCCATTCCCAGGCCAGGGCCGGATACCCGTCGTCAACGTGGTCATCGTCGCTGAAACAGGAGAACGTATCTGTTTCGATCATCGGTCCTATTTCGTAAAACATCATTTCCCACGCCAGCGGATTACCCACGTTTTAACTCCCCCTTCAGCCGATTGACTTCAGATTGCATCTCGTCAAGCTGACGATTCAGTTCTTTGATGGCCCGGACCATGCCCCCGTTCTCCCGCTCAAGGAAGTTAACTCGATCTCGCTGCCGGTGAAGTTCACGATGCAGCACGCCGATCTGATGTTCTAATGCAAAAGTATCAGCCATAACCCAACCTCGCTAAGAGTATGCCAATGCCCGCCACTGCGTAGGAACACCACACCATGCCCCACGCATA